CTTCTTCGCTACCTGTTGAAGCAGGTGCGCGTTTAGCTTCCACAGGCGGCCTCATCACCACCTCTGGTGTTAAACACTTTGCCAGAGGCGGCGAAGTGGGTGGCACTAACATTGGCAGAGACAGCGTAGCTGCCCTCTTGCAACCCAATGAGTATGTTGTTCAACGCTCGGCGGTACAGGCTTTAGGTACTGATTTTATGCAGAACCTTAACAACGTCACCGCAGGGAGCCTCAAACAAGGTGCGGCTAACTTAGGTGGCTCTAAACCGATGGTGCAGAACGTAATGAAGTCTTCGCCACCCGTGAACGTCTATGTGGTATCACCAGAGCAACAAAGACAGATGGGTCAAGAGGACGTTGTGGTCGCGCTTCAAGATGACATTTTGAGAGGCGGGACAACGAAGAAGTTGATTAAAGCAGTTATTACTGGGGAAATCTAAAAGCTATTTGATTGTAAACCCGAAAGGGTTTACAATTATTAACACTTAAAGAGTACCGTGAAGGGGAAACTTTGAGTATATTTAACAACATGAAAAAGCCGTTACGTCTCGCTTGTTGGGTTTCGTTGTTAGACCCTCCTTCACCAAGCTACAGACGAAGCGGCTTTTTCATTTCTGAGACTTGAAGATTATGAACGCTTTAACCTTAACTACAATTACTATTCGCCAAGATGCCGAAGGTCGCTACTGCTTAAACGATTTACACAAAGCTAGTGGAGGTGAACAAAGACATCAACCACGTTATTGGCTTGAAAACCTTCAAACACAAGAACTTGTTCAAGAGTTAAGCGATAGCGGAAATCCGCTATCGCTTAATAATTCACCAATTACAATTATCAAAGGGGGTAAAAATCAAGGCACTTTCGTTGTTAAAGAACTTGTCTATGCTTATGCTATGTGGATTAGCCCTCGTTTTCACTTACAAGTTATTCGAGCCTATGATGAGTTAGTTGCTCAAAAAGTTACTGCTGCTTCTAAGTTGGTTGTTAGACATGATGCTCGTGTCGAATATAAACCTATGCAAGAGGCTTTACGTCAATCCAGAGATGAGTTAGGGAAAGAAACAAAACATTTTCATTATTCTAATGAAGCTGATATGTTGAATCGAATAGTATTGGGTATGACTTCAAAGCAGTATAAAGAACATCATAGTCTTTTAGAGGATAAAAGCCTTCGAGACACTCTAACAAATTTAGAGTTAGCAGCTTTCGCAGATTTAGAAAGAGCCAATAAAACTTTTATTGACTTAGGTTATACCTTTGAGGAGCGTAAAGAACAGTTGAAGACCTTGTTTAATCGTAAACATTTAAAAGCTTTAACTGAGGAAGTTCACCGCTTAGAAAGTTAATACCGTTTACACACTGTAACATTAAAGGGCTTCCCAAAGTTTTTTCTTTTCGATAATATACACACATCGGAAGCGGAAACGCAGAAGATAAACACTAACAGCTAACGCTAACATTTAACGATTAAGAGTAAAAGATCATGTTGCCAGAACAAGCTATTGCCGCCGCTCAAGCCAACGCAAACAACAACGCCAACGTCATCCCAGCCACAGCTACACAAGCAGTAGCATTACCACAAACATCGACAGCAGCACCGTCAATGGCAGCATTGATGCAACAAGGTTTTGCCGTTGACCATTTCGTTAAGGTCAGCGAAAACGGTTTGTTGTTAAGCAAAGATGCCACTGCTAAACAAGCTGTTGACACTGCCCGTGTCATCATCGACATGACCGAAGGTTTCGGTTTCAAACCCTTATACACCGTCTCCTACGGCGACCCAGTACAATACGCTGAATCTTATGATGGTGTCACAAGCACCAAAGGTGATTCTTGGGCTAATGCCGTTGCCACTGCTCGTGCTGTTGACCCTAAAGCAACACCGTTCCAAACTGTGAAAGTCGGTATGGAATTAGCGCAAGACACGCAAAATCTGAAAGCAGGTGTAACTTTAGGTTTGACGTTCACCCGTACTGGCATCACCAATTGGGTCAAGTTGTACCAAGAAGTGATTCGCTCAGGTCTTAACGGCAAAAAAGTCGAAGTCATTCTCGGCTATAAAGTCGGTGAGAAAAAAGGCTACCGTAACTGGGGTATCCCAACTTTTGAATTAGTTGGTGAATACTACGAGCATGGTGGTGAATAAGTAGGTTTTAAATCTTAACAAAAAGCAGCTTCGGCTGCTTTTTGTTTTAGGGTACTACTTAAAAACCTTAAACCACACCTTTATAAATCCGTGCTAAGCACGGATTTAGTTAAATAAACTAATAACAAATATATTGCTATTACATAAAATAAAATATACATTACCTATTCAATTCACTAAATAGGTAACAGGTTATGAAAACCAATCAACTAATGCAAGTCACTATCGGTCAATACACCCAACCAATCGAACATAAAACAATGATGGGTCATCTCAATGCTCTTTGGGACTACGGTAATGGTTTAAGAGCGTTAAAGGGTTTAACACCTTTAGACCAAAAAGACTGGTTAAGTTCTTCTCAGACGAGAGAATTATTCTTGGCTTTAAACCGCAAGTTTAACCCTCAAAATGATATAGGGGAATTTCCACTATTAGAGACAGACGCGAAGGGACGCACAAAAATATCTGATATTACCAAAAATAACCCTTTTATTAGAACCAAACGCGGCACTGGAGGCGGTACTTGGGTTCATTTATACCTACTCTTAGATGCCGCCGCTTGGTTAGACGCGGATTTTAAGTTAGAACTTTACGATACTTTTATAAACAATAAAATCCTCCAATGGCGCGAGGATGGTGGTGACGAGTTCATCAACTTAAATATGGCCATTGACGCTTACCTCCCTGAACGGGGAGATAAGGATAACACAGGTATTTTTATTCAGGTTGCCAAGCAGCTTAAAGCTAAAATACTCTCCCCTGATGACACTTGGAATACGGCATCATTCCCCCAGTTGGAAAAAAGAGCAAAGTTAGAAAAAGAACTTTGTAATTATCTTCGCTTAGGAATGATTCGTAATTACGAACATTTAAAAGAAGTCATCTCTAAAGTTTAAGGAACCACAAAAATGACCATTAACATTGTCGATGCCAATAACTATTTCAGACGCGGTTTCGAGGCAGGTAAAGCGGTGTCGCAGCTTGCACCGCAAATGAACCTTGACCCTACTTTCTACGTCTTTGACGGCAAGTTCGGTACTGCCAAGCGCAAAGCCATTTACCCAAACTACAAAGCGAAGCGCGACACACAAACACCCGTTGATAATGGTTTCTTCACTTATCTGTCAACGATACGCACTGAGTTATTACCGTTCTGCTATAACGCCATCATCATTCAAGTTGACGGTTACGAGGCCGATGACGTGATTGCTGCCTTAGCCATTTACTTTGGCCAACAACAGAAACACGTTTTAATCCACAGCAACGATGCTGACTTTCAAGCCTTGTTAAATGACTATATCACTATCACTGACCGTAGTAAGAAACTTGTTCATGTCGCGCCCCAAGATATTCGCTTGTACAAAACCCTCGTTGGTGACTCTAGCGATAACATTACAGGTATCCCTAAGTTGGGTAACGCTTGGTGGTTAAAACTCACGGAAGGCGATAAAAACCAATGGCGGCAACTTTTAGAAGGTGAGACTGATACTTACCCCGCAAGCTATTTGACCGAAGCCAAAGCCACTTGGGTCGAAAACAATGTACCTTTGTTACGAGACTTCTACACAATCGTAGGCTTTTTACCGATAGACTTACATCGGGTATTAACATTGGACTCCGACATCGGTGCCAATGACCCTGTTGAATACCGCCAAACAATGACCAAATATTACTGGGTGTGACCACTATGCGACCAATTGACTCAATTAAACGTGTGCTTGTTGACAGAACTAACTGGTTAAGCCTTCAACCTCATCTTCTTGCTAAGGTATCAGCAGCAACCCTTATGGGTTTTGACATTGAAACCCACGATGCTGACCGTCATCAAGGTTTAAACGACCTCATGGCTATTGATGATGAGGGTAAAGGCCACAATAAAAAGCTAATTTTTGACACCAACCGAACCACTGTTACAGGCTTCAGTATTTACCCTGACGACACTGATACTGCTTATTACTTTAACTTGGCTCATGCTGATGAGTTGAACCGTTTAAGTTTCCCCGAAGTTCAATGCCTCTTAGATGCCTTCAAAGGTTACTACGTTATTCACAATGCCGCTTTTGAAATCGTGATGATGGAAAAGGCTTTAAACGTAGGTTATAAACTCCCTCATGGCCGTGTTTTAGACAGCATGATTCTTTGTGTCACTGCCTACAACTCTGACACTTACAGTAAAAGTGTTTTTGCTAATACACCTTTAACGGGATTGTATAAGTTATTGCCCGACATCAAAGTGGCTTACGCCACGGGAGACACTGAGAAGCAAGAAGACTTAGTTAATAAGTTTTGCGCCAAAGACAGTGATGCCGCTCACTCTTACAATGGGTTTATTAAAGGTTTCAACTGGGGTTACAAGTTAAAGGAAGCCAGTAAATCTTGGCTTAATTACACACAAACCACGTTTGAAGAAGTGCTGAACGGCAAAGCTCACATGGGTCGTTTAACGGGTGCCGAAGTTGTTGCCTACGGTGCTGACGATGCCATTACCTGTGTTCAGCTTTATCACACGGTTTTACAGTGGTTAATCGAGAATAACTCAGGGGCGGTTAAAACTTACTTTGAGCAAGAAAATCCTTGCTGTTGGGTTTATGCTCAAATGAACGCGACAGGTATGCGTGTTGATGTTGAGGCCATTTACAAAGCGCGGGAATCACAACGGGTCGAGTACGCGGCAGCGTTAAGAAAAATGAAAACTTTGCTAGGTCAGGCTTTGAGAGAATATCAAGGTCAACCGAGTGAACAACTAACCAAGTATGAAAAGTGGTATGAAAAAGGTCGTCAAAAGTATTTAGACCTAATTAAACAACTCATTGACTTCCCTGACAACAGTAGCGATTATGATTTAGTCAACTATGCTGTTCGCTCACCTGTTGGCAAAGGTTGGAGTGGTGTAGAACCCGCAGCAATTAATCTCTCCCATTATATGGCAATGAGAGTCATCCTATTTGATATTCTTGGCTTAAAAGCACAGGTGGAAGCTGGTAAGATTCAAAGTGATGGGGAAGCGCGTGATAAGTTACGGGAGAAAGCTTTGGAGAGGGGGGATAACCTTGTAGTTGAATTGATGGATTGTTATAAAGTGCTAGGAGATATAGACCAATGCCTCAAACTTTATATTAACAATTATATGAAGATGTTAGACCCAGAGACAGGTCGGATGTACCCCACGATTAGTAGTTTATTGGATACGCGAAGAACCGCGGTAAGTAATCCTAACTCTCAACAGCTTACAAAGTTCGGCAGCAGTAAATTTGTTCGCTCTTTCTTTCTACCTGATGACGACAACTCAGTTATATTAGCCCCTGATTTTAGCGCGATTGAGTTGGTTATTATTGGTGGGTACAGTGGTGATAAGGGCTTCTTAAAGGCTTATGGGCAAAGACCTCACGATGATATTCATAGTCAAACAGCAGCTCTGATGCTTGGTTTAACTGTTGAAGAGTTTAATAAACTACCTAATAAGAAACAGATGCGGAACGAGCAGGGAAAAATTCCAAATTTTTCGCTCTGGTACAGTGGTACTTTACATACGGCAGGTAAGCAACTAGGTTGGGATGCTGACACAGTCAAGATGAAAACTGAGCTTTATAAAGCAGGTTACGCCGAAGCCGAGCAGTGGCGTTTAGACACTATAGCAGAAGCTAAACAAAAAGGATATGTTGAATTACCAGACCATTTAAGACGTTATCGCTTTGAATCCACAGCAATGTGGGCAGATATGATGCAGGGTAAATTTGACCGCTTCAATATCACTGATTTTGGTAAACAGTGTATTCGTAAGATTCAAAATAGATCAGGCAACATGGCTGTGAACGCTACCGTACAGGGTTTATGTGCTACTTACGCTAAACGTAAACTTTACCGAGCCATGTTTAAAGACTTTCCACGATTAGGTTTACGCGCTCGTGTAATGACGTTAGTTCACGATGAGTTAGTGGTGTCAGTTCACCGTGATGATGTCTTTAAAGCTAAAGATTACCTGTACGAGCTGATGATTGATGGGGAAGGTATCTTTGATAATGTCGTTATTGACTCTAGCATGGCGATGGGTCGTAACTATCTTGCTTTCAATGCCGACACCAACCCCAAAGGCTTGGTAGAGCTAATGGAGATGGATAAGAACTTACCTTGTATTCCTGAGACTCGTTGGGGTCAGAAAGCCACCGATAACGAAGTCGGTTTGATTCTTGACCACCTATTTAACTAACAGAGACCAAGACCATGAGAGACGGCTACACCATTGGCAATCAACTTTACCGACACCTACTTGTTTTTACCTTGTTAGAGGAGCCAAAAACAGTTAAGCAGTTATTAGACGAACTAACCCAACATGGGTTCCCTAGCGGGATTAAAGCCGTACAAAGAACGGTACGTCAATTAGAAAACGCGGGCTTCCCTGTTGAGTGTAAAGAGGTAAGGGGTAACGGCCACCGTAAAAACGTCTGGCAATGGCGAGAGACAACGAATGTCGTTGATAACCTTATTAAAGCCAAAGCTGGTTTAGGGTTGAGGAGAAACCTCCCAACCATCCTCACCCACCTAAACTAATACTCTGCTATAATGACCCCAAAGCCAACACCATCGGGGTCATTATGTCCTTCACCAACTTCTCAAAAACAATAATGCTGACAGCCCTGCTAACTCAAACAGCAAGACCTAGTGATGGCAAACACAAGGTAGTTGTCGCTAACAATGGCATTATCAATACTTTAGCTACTCCTCAGTACGTTACCCTTAAAGTGTTCGGACATAACCCACCAGTAATTACTAACGTAGAACCGATACAATGGACGGCAACAACTGTTTGGCCATCAATTAATGAAATCTATGTTGTTAATGAGTCAACAGGTCAAGAGATTGTTTTAAAAGGGCAGGTAACAGATTACCCTATGTTTAACGGGTCGGTTTTTATAATCCCTGCAAATGCGTGGGAGGCTAGTCTTGTTGAATAGTATTGCTCATAGCCTTATCAGGCTAAACCCATTACAAAACCTAAGTCTAACTTGTTTTGAGTTGGAGACGGAGTACAAGTCAACACGCGCTAACCTTAACTTTGACGGCAGCTATCAATACAGCACCCCCAGAGCCGCACTTAAACCCTACACTGATATTCGCTTAATCACGGTAACTGTGCCTGTGATGCGATACTATTTTGGCAGTCAAGGGCAACTGTTGACGGATTACGAACGCTCAACTAACTTTGCTTGGTTAGAGTGGATGTATAACATTCACAAAACCGTTAAGACGTTTTTATTTGACCACCCAATTTACGGAACATTAAAAGTTCGCTTTGCCGAACCCCTTAAAGTTCCCAAAGGCATCAAAGGCGGTCAAGCCGCTTTAGAGGGTGTGCAGTTTACTCTTGCAGAAGTTTATAATACTGCTCTCGACTCCCCACTTAGATTAGGCCCTGCTTTTCTTTTAAACCTCGACCAAAACTATTGGGATACTCACACCGATTTTGATTACCCGTACCACTTAGTCAGCACCGAGTACAATTCAGAAGATACGGTAGTTCAATTAGGTGGTAACTATCAATACACAGTGCGTGGAGCTAAACCCGAAGAACGAATCTTTACATTATACTTTGACGGTTTAAGGTATAGTCAAACAGGTGACATCATCATTGCCGACACCAGTGACGATAACCAATTAAGTATGCAACACCTAGAAAATTTCTATCAATGGTACGGCTTAGACGATAGTTTCTATTATCCACACCCTACTTACGGTAGGGTTAAGGTGCGCTTTAAAGAGCCGTTGAAGATACCTAAATTGCGCGAAAACGCTAACGGTTGGACTGAGAGTTTTACCGTCACTTTAGTCGAGGTAATTGAAGATGCTACCCGTTACGTCTGACCCTAAGCATCAAGTAGAGGCAACGAGCCTAGCTCCTGAGCCGTATGTGGAGCTGTTTAAGTTTATTCCTGATTACTTACAACCTAACACATTTATCGCTTTCACGAACCACCCAACAATCACGTGGCAAGGGGTTACTTACGAAAATTTCCCGCATCAATTCAGTGGTTACAACATCCAGTCAACAGGTGAGCAAAGCCGACCTAAATTACAGGTAGCCAATCCAAATGGGTTGTTTTCTTCGCTATTGGTTGGCGGCACTTTAAGACAAGCTCAACTTATCCGCTACCTTGTTTTACGCGCTGATTTACTGGCTGACGAGAGCCGCTATCTACGAAATAAATGGTTACTGGCAAAGATAGTCAACTTGACCAGAGACAGTGTAAACTTTGAGTTAAGAAGCGTATTAGATGGTGTGCGTTACACGCTTCCTGCAAGACAATACATCTCGCCTGACTTCCCCGTTACCAGTATGGGTTAATTTTTATGTTGTTAGAACTGTTGAATAAACCTTATAAAGACGGCAAAGACGACTGCTACGGCCTTGCCCGACAGTATTACCAAGAAGAATACGGTTTAACTCTACGAAACTACGCTAGACCCATTGGTTTTGACCATGAGGGGTTAGACTTGCTTATGGGTAACTTTATCAAAGAGGGCTTCTGCTCTCTACCCGTTTCTGGCATCTCTCATTTAGAAAAAGGTGATGGCTTGTTGTTCTCTATTCTTGGCAGCAAGACGGTTAACCACGTTGGGGTTTATGTTGGCTCAGGTTACTTTATACACCATCTGTATGAGAAGATGTCAAAGTGTGAAGCCCTTGACCAACGATGGTACCAACGTATTGCCCTTGTTGTTCGTCACCCCGAAGTCAGTACCACTAACATAAAAAGAATCGGTAAGACTAACTTATTAGATTTA